CCCAAGGCGCCAAAGGACACCGCGCCGCAAGGCCAATCCGTCAACCCGCAACCGCCGCAGCCTCAAATCGCCGACAAAGCCTCCCCCAAACCCGGTTCTTCGAGGTGTCCGACAGGTCAAAATAGAGCCGTTCGACCAGAAGCCGCTCCGACCGGATCACGTAGAACAACTGCAACAACATCGCCCGGAGCAGTTGCTCGGGCGGGATCGAGGGGCGACCGATCCGCGAATAGAGCCCGGCGAAGTCGGCATCGAGCGTTGTCGGCGCCTCGTTCACAAGCGCCCGGATCGCACGCAGAGGGTGCCTCAGTGGGATCCGGCTCTCCAGACGACGTAGCTGAACAGCGATCCCGCTCTCTCGTCCGCGCCGCGCATCCAACCCCTCCGTCATGGCCAGAAGACGGAATCACGCCAACGCGCCCAGGGAAAGTACCTTTTTCAGCAGCCTGTTAAACGTCGAAAAGCTTCGACACTCGTTGGTGGGCGTCCACCAGAATGCGATTTTTCATATCTTCGAACGCTTTGGGATACTGTTGCGATATCTCCATTATCATCCTAGCTGAGACTTCCGGAGATTCCAGGCTTGCGCCGGCAGCATCGAAAAACATTGAGAACCACGGGTACTTTCTCAGGCGAGGCAACCGATAGTTTCCTAAAAGCTCTAACCCATGTTCCTTACGCAGAAGCCGCAGCGAGAATCCGATAATCATCTCTTCGGCCGACGGAAGATATTGGATCAGGTTTGCTAAAGCATCCTTCGCTTTTGGGAATTGCTCGCGGCTCCAGATTTGAGATTTCAGCGAACCAATCAGTGAAACTTCGATTGTTTCCAACTTCTCGCCCAGCCATTTGTGCTGCAAACAAAAGCCAACACTGCCGTCTTGAAATTTGAGCCGACACGGAAGAATAACCTCGCGGCTTCCGTCGATAAGGATGCGGGCCGTAAGCGCCATATGAGTATCGGCCAGCACTCTAGCTATCAGCCAACTACCATCCGCTGATAATAGCGACACGCCCGCTTCCTGAGGATCGTTCGCGGCGACTAATAGCTCAGTCCTCTCTATCTCCCGGTTGATGCGGGGGGCCAGCCGCTTTGCCCGCAAATTTTCGGAAGGCAAATCTCTGTATTTTTCGAACATTGCTAGATTTCGGGTCTCGAAATGGGCGCGATCTGCCTTGCCAAAGCTTCTCCGCCGTATCCATTCTTCTCGGGATTTTGTGAAATAGTGATGTATGACGGCATAGCCTTCAACACTGGATCTTAAGTTGATAGGCATGTCCTCCGCCCACTCGGCAGGCTTCAATTCGTTGTCGAGGTATGTCCCAGTAATGAAATCTGAAATGTGCGTCCGCATCCCGTAGGTACGCGCAGGCTTGAGGAATGTTTTCACGCTAGGACCGGGATTAGCCTCACAGTTTGTGAACCTCGATACAACAAGTTCTCGGCTAAATGTGTCTTGGGATCCCGAGCCAAACATCAGCCAGGGAATTGCGATACCGGCAACGAGCGGGTCAACTCGCTCGGCTTCGCGCAAAAACGCTTTGACATCGATGTCATGCAATATCAGGAACTCGTCGATATCTACATACAGGATATAGTCAAATTTATATGAGTAATTCGAGAGGAAATGGTTATAAGCCTCTCGTTGTGGAGGCACACCCTCTCGACGAGGCCAATGCACTCTCTTTATTATTCCTATATGATCTAGAGCAGCCAATAATTCGGACGTCCCATCATTGCTAACATTGTCGTATATTGTAATGCTGTCGAACCCTAGAGTCTTGTAATGGGCGATCCATTCTCTAATATACGGCATCTCATTGCGACAGATCGCACACACTGCGATTTGCATTTCATGTCCTCGGGCTTAATAGAGCCAGCACGGCCTTATGCAGAGTGCCGCATGGTGAGATGCCGCTTCCCCACCAGCGATTCACGCCGTGTTACACGATGATGCCTCACCGAGCTATAGCCAGCCGACCGCAGCTCGATGAAGGATGCCGCCGTTTTGCGGGCTAGCCTTCTTCCACTTTCGCGCTAATGATTGGCCAGATTTGTTAAGCTGGAGGTTGGTCGCGGCATGCAGCGCAATGGCGACGGATATGCAGAGTCCATTTCCGAGGCGGAAATTCCGACCAACCAAGAAGACGTCTACGCCGCCGAACCCATTGGACGTAGCAGGAACAGTTTCCAGCTAGCGTTCGAGGTGGCTGCGGATATCGCGAGCGACTACGGCGACAAGCTCTGGCAGGAAGCGAACGCATGGGTGGGGCAGGAAGAAATGAGCGGCCGACTCAGAGAGGCTGCCCGCGCGTGTGATTACTTGGCCATGAAGATTAGATCTGCTGCGGCTAACCCACCCCCGTCAGATCGCGGCATCATGAACGATTTTGGCTCTTAGCGATCCAATACCGGATCGTGTTTTGACTCACAGCAAAGGCTGCTGATAGCTCTGAAACGGTGGCTCCGTTGGAAAACAGCTCAACAACTCTAGCCTGAAGCCATTCATCACCAAGCGGGTCGCGTTGATCAACACCGCGAACGCCGTCCAAAATCTCCCTTGGTTTCTGCCGCAATGTCATCGTACGTCAACTCCTCGATCGGGCGAGAACCTATCGCAAGTCGCATACAGTTTTGTGACACTGAGGCCGCAGACTGGGACCAACGAACACCGGAAGAGGGTCGGTCGCACCTTCAAACAATGGCCGAATAGCATCGATCGCTGTTGGCGGGCGGTAAAACCAAAAATAGGCCCCGCCAGCCGAAGCTGACGGGGCTAAATGTAGGTCCGAGGTGTCTAGCAGCGCCAGCGCTCAGGTTCCGATCAGCCCGGCGGCTTTCGCGCGGCGCGATCGCGCACTGTCTGCTCCAAGGATTTCAGACGCTCGTCGTTCCGAGCCATCTGCGCGTCGAAGCTCTGCGCCTGGTCGATGAAGCGGCTGTTACCAGTCGCGAGCTGCTCGACGAGGCCGAGGCGGACGCGATCGGAGGCCTGATCGCGCTGAATATTCTGGATCGAGCCGTTGAGCGCCGTCACACTGTCGCCCTGGCCGCGCGTCGCCAGAGCCACCTGAGCGGTCGCCGCCTCGGCCGACTGGCGCGTCGACTGGATCTGCGCATTGATCGAGGTCGTCGCCGCACCGACCTGCATGTTGATCACGAACCACAGGCCGCCGAGCAGAATCGCGGTCGCGGAAACGGCGCCGAAGACAAGCCCGGCGATCTGCGGAACGGTCATGCGCGCCGAGCGGTGCGCCTTCCGATCCTCCTCCGCCTTAGCACGCCATTCCTCGCGGAAGGCCGAGACATCATCCTTGACCTCGGTCATGCCGGCGCGCAGCAGAACGATATCGGTCTCGACCTTGCCGAGCCGCGCCTCTGTCGTCGTTTCAGGCATCAGCGCCGCCTCCAGCAACCGGCGGCGACGCCGCGCTCGAAATGGATATCGATGCGACGGGTATCGGCCGGGGTGGCGCCGCGGACGTTGCGCAGACTGTCGGCTAGTACGCCGCAGGGCTTATCGACCGGCGCCGTCTCGTCCCAGCACGCAGACGCCGCGAGCGCGATCCCACACGCCAACGCAATCCTCGACACGCTTCGAAGCCGCATCGGCCTTCTCCTTCGCCCGATCATTCGATTTGGTGATAGTGGCGACGGCGGCCTCTCGGCCGCGGTCATATTCGTGGCAGCCATAGAGTCCGCCGGCGATCAGGGCGCCGGCGACGAGCCATAGCTGCCAGGGGATCGCCCGCGCGAAGGCGAGCAAACCGGCGAGCGCGGTCACGGCGTGACCTTCGGGCTCGGGATCTCGACGGCGAGGCGCGGATCAGCGACGACGATTTGTGCGACGTCGGGAAGCTTGGCCGTCTCATCGATCTTTCTGGCCGGCCGCTCGCGGCGCTGACCGATCCAGACGATCCAGCCGACCAGCCAGAAGCCGCCGACGACAATGATTGCAGACAGGACCTCGACCATCGGGCCGGAGATGATCTGCGCAAGCTCCGGCGGAAGGCGCAGATGCGCGAGGATGAGCGGTACCAACATGAGGGCGAGCTGCCGCGCGAAGACGGACCAGTCAGGCATCAGATCTCTCCATTGCGATAGGCGCGCCAGGCGGCGATGACGCTCGCCCAGAATCCGGGCTGCGGCGGCGCTGACGCGGTTGCTGAAAACGGCACGGGCTCGGCCGGCGGGATGATCGGTGCGACCTCGACCTTGACCAGGGGCGACGGCGCCGGCTTCACGCCGCTGCCTGTCGCCGGGATCGGCGGATACGGCGTGTCCGGGATCCTCGCCCATTTGGCGAAGGCGGCTGCCAGGAGCCCGGCATATTTCGCGACCTGCCCGGAGCCGTTGTAGCCGCGCGCGAAGCCGGCCCAGTCATGTCGGCGCAACTCATCATCGAGTCCATTGGCGATGATGAAGCGGATCATCGCATCGAGATGGTGTTCCTCGTCTTCGGCGAAGGCTTCGACCATGGCGCGGGCGCTTGGATAGCCCGCGGCGCCGGCGTTGAAGCCCATGACCTGGCCGAGACCCCAACTCGTCGACCGGAGCGCAACGCCTTCGTCGATGGCACAGGCCGCAAGGACGCGGGGATAGCTGTCCTTCGGATAGGGGTTCTCGCCCCATTTCGGATAGGCGAGGCCCGCCTTGACCAACCGATCGCGCGTGGCGCCACTCGACAGAGCATAGGCCTTGTGCGGCTCATAGAGCGCCTTGACCCGCCCTTGTGCGTCGAAGCCGGAGCCTGCCGCCTCGACATCGAGGACAGCATGGATCTCGTCCTCACCGACGCCGATCAAGGCGCCAATGCGAGGCAAGTCGATATCGTCGAGCCGCTTCGCAGCGCCTTTGAAGGCCACCACGGCTTACCTGTGCTGCTGGGAGTGCGGGACGGCGCGCCAGATGTCCTCGCCCATGGGCTGATGCGTGGCGCAGGCGTGCAAAAGCGCGAGCGCGATGGCGCCCGCGATCAAGGTGCGGATCACAGCGATGCTCCGGATATGAAGATGCGGCCCGAAGGCGGCGGACAACCAGGGCTCAACAGGCGGTGGCGCGCTCTTCCCGCGGCCGGCGAAAGCTAGACTTGCGCCTCGTGCGTCGCGATCCACGCCCCGACCCCCTCGGCGTACTGCGCCACGCCGAGTCCGCTTAGATGGACGTTGTCGCTGATGGCCGCGGTCTGACGGCCCGTTGCTGCGTCCGTAGCCGAGACGCTGCGCGGCCAGCCATCCTCGATCGACTGATGCAGGTAGACCGGAACGATCTCGACGTTGGCGTCGGCGAGCGTGCGGACGAAGCCGATCATGGCGCGGATCACCTGTGAGCGCCCGCTCGTCCAACGCGTATTGCCTGCGACGGAGGCGGCATCGCCGTTGATGACGATGCCGATCTTCGCGGACGGTGCCGCCGCACGGATGGAGGAAACCATGACGGCAAGGCCGCGCTGCACCTGCGCTACCGCCTCGGCCACCGTCTGCTGGAGCAGGTCATTCGTGCCGAGGTTGATGACGACATAGTCCGGATCGGCGAAGCTGAAGCGCGTCAGGTAGTGGTCGAAGTCGAAGATCTGGCCATTGAAGACGTGATCGGGATTGTCGCCGCCGGTGCTCGCCCGCAGGTACGGGTTGAACGCCACCTTCCCATCGTCGTTGAGCGCCAGATAGATGCTGGTGTTCGTCACCGGCGCGGCATCGTTGGTGTGCTCGTATATGTAGTCGGCGAACTCTCGGCCGCCGCGGGCCTCGCCAGCGACCGTACCGGCCCAGACGCCACTGGCGTCGTTGAGCCCGGTCATCGTGCCGATGAAGGTTGGCGCGGCGCCAAGGGCGGTCAAGATCTGCTTGATCGCCGGCGAGGTTCCGGTCCATCGCGTGATGCTGTCGCCGATCAGGTGAATGCTAGGGGTCTTGCCGGTGAGGCTGCTCGATCCGACCGAGACCGTTGCAGAAGCGACCTGCCGCGTATCCTTGCTGGCAGATTTCTGGCGCGCGATCACGCGCAGGCCACCGACGACCCTGGCCGGGTCGAGCAGCGCGGAGCGCCCGAGGTCGACAGACCAGGCCGGGCGAGCGCCGCTGTTCGGCGCATCGCAGGCGAGCGATACTGACCAGGGCTCGCCATCGGTGCGGGTCTCCATCAGACTCGCGGCATAGAGCGTCTGCGGACGACCCTCGATCAGGAACAGCTTCGGCGGCAGCAGCAGGGCCGGCGCAGCATCCTCAGCGGCAGGGCGCGCCTCGAGAGTTGCCAGCCGCGTGACAATGGACTCCTGCGCCGTTGGGTAATCGGCGCGCGCGATCCAGATGTTCGGTTGCTGCGCCACGCCGTATTGCAGGCCGGTGACGACCATGGCCCGGCCGGCGCTGGAATGCGTGCCGGCGATCAGGCCGATATAGCCTTCGTTGCCGGTCAGATTGACCCAGAAGCAATAGGCGCGCACGCGCGGGTTCAAAGTGCGTTCGATCTGCCTGCCGCTCGCCTGAACGTTGCTCGAGGCGGTTTGCAGATAGACGCGCGGGTCACCCCAGTTGTCGTCCTGGTCGGACTGAACATAGAAGCGGATGAACAGCGTTCCGGCACGCCGGCCGTCGAAGCGCCCGCCATAATAAGGAACGCCATTGTTGCCGCCCCAGCCGCGCGAGAAGCCGAGCGCTGTCAGCGCGCTATCGATGACATCCGCCGGCGCTGTGCTCTGATAGCGCACCGGCGCGAGATCGCTATTGGCGCGGCCATAGCCGAACTCGTTCGGGACGATGGTGGCGAGCTGCTGATCGACCGGTGCGACCCGGCCGGAATAGGCGAAGGCGATCGGCTGCGTCAGGAAGCCGCCGAACTTGGTCGCGGCGTCGAAGGCAGCATCCTTGATCGGCGCCTCACCGCGGATGGCGGCAGCGCGGTCGTAGAAGAACATGCGCGCATTGCCGGCCGGGATGTCGAGCTCGGTGAAGAGATTGCCGGTCGGTGGACTGGCAAGCGCGGCATCGACGCCTTCGCCCTGGTAAGCCAGTGCCGGCACCAGCAGCTTGAGACCGTCCTGGACCAGCGGACCGTTAAGATGAAGGCGGCAATTGCCCGCGTCGCCGTTGGCGTTGACGACCCGAAACGGCGAACTCACGCCCCACTGATAGACGTCAGCGAGGAGGGCGACCTGCGGCCCGAAGGTCGGGAGATCTTCGTTGTAAGGGATCGCCTTGTATGGCTCGGCGGAATCGGCGAGGTCGATATAGGCGCGGGTCAGGTAGGTGTCGGAAATCGGCACCTTGACGTGCCCCGGCATTTCCGTGGAAGCCGTCCCCCAGGTCTGGCTATAGGTCGTCGGCGCGCCGAAATGGCGGTACCGGATATGCCGCGGCACGTAGAGCGCCGAGCCACCGCCGAGCGAGCCCAACCGATCGACGATGATCGGAGAGCCAAAACTGACGACCTGCGAGCGGACATTGATCGAGCTCTCGATCTTCGGACCGATCGCGCGCACCTCGGATTTTGGAGGCATGCGGGGAGAGCCAGAACCGTCGGCAAATGCGATGTTGAAGGCGTCAACGATGTCGGCCATCTCAAGGCTCCTCGAAGTCGATAGTCAGGGTGTCCCGGCGCCATAGCTGCAGGTCGAGCGCCAGCCCGTCGTCCTGGGCAAGGCGCATCAGCACGCGCGGCGTCGCGAAGTTCAAGGCGGCGCCGGATGAGGCGGCAGTACGCAGCCAGGGGCGGATCGTGATGGTCCCGGCGCCGATGCCGCTCGGCTGCAGGCGGGCGATGCGATAGAGATTGTCGCCGATCGAGAAATGCAGCCCCTCGGTCGGCGGCAGGTCGTTCCACGCGATCGCCAGCGTAGTCGCGTTCAACGCGGCATTGGCCGTGAGCGTGATTGCCGCACCGGAGCCGGACTGCCGATAATAGGTCGTGTCCGAGAACGAAGCCCCGTCGCTATGCGGTACGTGGCGAAAGCCGGCATTGGCCGGGTCGCCGAAAAAGCCGCGCGTCCGGAAGCAGTCATATACGGGCAGGCGCAGCAGCCCGGCCCGGCCGTCGAGCCGAGCCTCCAGCGCTCGAATAGCCCTGATCTGCTCGGCATTCCGGACATAGACGCCGGAATATCGCAGCGACCAGATACCTCCCGGCCCCTGCACAACCTGCTCGCGTCCTGTCGCCGATCGACCGCCAGAGATCGACGAATTGACCAAGGCAAGCCGAAGGTTGGCCGGACGCAACTGCGCCGGCCAGTCCAGTGTTTCAGCCATGAAGGTGCTTTCAGCTAACGGCCGCGGTCACCGGCCCCGCAGTGCTCGACACATCACCGAGACCGGAGCGGTTGAGCGCGCGCGCCCAGTATTCGTAGTTGCCCACCGGCAGGCTGCCATCGATCATGTCGAAAGCTTGGTTCGGGGCGAGATTCACCGTCGTAACCACGACAGCCGACCCGAAGCCAGCGCCCACCGGCGCGCGGTAGACCCGCACCGCGGAGAGGTTTGTATTGCCGGGCGCTGTCCAGGCCAGCATGACCTGACCAGAGCCACCATTGGCGACGAAGCCGGTCGGAGGTCCGGTGAGGACCTCGTCTGCAACGGCTGTGACTGGCCCCGCCGCCGACCAATCGCTCGAGGTGCCGCCGGCCACAAAGCGCACCCGAAGATCATATGACCCACCATCCGAGAGCAGCGGCGTCACCGCCGATAACCCGTCGCCCGCAAGCGACATGGCGATCCAGTCACCCGCCCCAGCGGCCGAATATTGCGCCTCTGGCGTCACGTCAGACCTGGACGAGGCGGCCCATGACAGGCGGATTGAGACGCCGTTGATCCCGCTTGAAAGCGACGGCCGCTCGACCGTCGCCGCGACGGAGGCGGGAGCGTCGATCGCGTTGACCTGGACTATGCTCGCCGGCGTCACAGGCCTCGGCGGCTCCTCGACCGCAGCATTCCAGGTGAACGCGCTCGCGGGCACCGACCTGAAGCCGATATCGCAGCCCGAGACATCGCCGCGCAAAGAGAACGAGATGAACTCGCAGGGCGCGTTCATAAGCGGCTCGGCGCCGCCCGGGACCGGATCGAAGGTGATATCGACCGCCTTCGCGTCAAGCGCATTGAGCGGCATGAGATCCGTCGCGATCGAGCCCTTCCAGATCGGGTTCTCCTTCGCCATCATGATCTTCTGAAGCCGGGCTGCCTGCGTCCATTCCGGGACCATGACGAGGTCGCGCGTCTCCTCGATCACCCCGATTGCGGCCTGCGAGGAGAGATCATCGCGCGGCGTCAGCTCTGTCGGCTGGTAGTAATTGTCGGGGTCGGTGTAGCTGACCTTCAGACGGTTGTAGCTGTCGAGCTTGTCATTGCCCTGCGTCAGCGCCGCGCCGGTGATATGCCGCGTCGAGATGTTGATCAGCGGGCCAGACCAGACGCTGTTGCGGATCCCGATCTTGCCCGAGGGGCCCTGATAGAGCGTGGCGTCGCAGCTGGCACAGAGCCGCGCCAGCACAGCCTGCGGCTCCTCGTCGAAGCCGATCGTGCCCCAGGTTCGATAGCGCCCGACCGGCGAGCCATCCTTGCGCGGCACGTTCTCAGCGCAATGGGCATGGAAATCGACGAAGGCAGGCATATCGATCTGCGCCAGAGACCGGCGGTAGCCATTCGGATCGCGCAGATAGTCGAGAATGACGTCGCCGGAATTGTCGCCCCAGAGCCAGGCTGCCGGGTGCTCCGGATCCATCCAGCCGAGCGACGGATCATAGATCTTCTTGCCGCGCACAACGAAGCGCAGGACCGTGTGGGCACCTTGCGGGAAGACCTTGTTCTGGTGCTTTTCCGGCACCCCCTTGAAGACGACGCAGACATGGGCAATGCCGCGCAAGCGATGGTTCGCGGTCCAGACCTCCGGGAAATTCGTGGTCAGGAGCAGCGCAGCCGGCTGATCGGCCGTGCCGAAATAGCGTTCGAAGAAGATCGCGCCGTTCATCGGAACGGTGGTGACATTGCCACCGGCCTCGCCACCGTCGGTCGTCACGCGCTGATCACCGATCCAGTATTCGGCGATGCCGTCGATCTCATGTCCGGCGAGCATGATACACTGGAACATCATGCCGCCGCGCGCATCCCAGAAGGCGCGCGTGCCGCCGCCCAGCGCCTTGCCGTAGACGAACCGGCGCGGCCCCATCGCCTCGTTCAGCGTCGCCTGCTGGCGCTCGCGTTTCGGCTTCTGCTGCGTCAGCGTTTGCGTCGCATAGCTGACGCCGACGAGCGCGCCGGTAATGACGACGCTACCGACCACCGTGGCCGCCGTGGTCGAGGCAGCCAGGGTCGTCGCGCCGACCGAGGTGAGGAGCGCGGTCCCGATCGCAAGAGCCATCAGATTCTCCACGTTTTGAGAGGATCAGCGGCTATGACAGCGACGCCATCTGCTGTTTTCAGCGCCCAGCGCTCTTCGGTGGAGATCGCCATCATCGGACCAGCCGCCGTACCAAGCAGGCCGACATCGCCCACCAGCGGCGCATCGGTCTCGGCAAACCCAGCGCGCGCCATCAGATCAGCGACGATGAGCGACAAGCCGCCGGCGCGATGGAGCATGCGCCGACACCCAAGTGCGCTCGCGTAACTGCCGCGTCGCGGGGCCGCCGGGTCTCGCCCGGTCTCAGCTGCAACCCAATCGGCAACCCAGAGTGTGCAGTCGCGCGTTCCCCAGATGAAGGGCGTGCGGGCGCCTTCCGCCAGGAAGGCGGTCAGGCGTTCGGAACGGGTCATTGAAATGTCGGTAAGGCTAGAAGCGACAGAACGCGCTTGCTTGCAGATCGTTAGGCGGACGGAGCATCCGCCAATGCCAGATGGATCAGTGCGCGCCAGACAAGATCTATATCGCCAGCATAGCCATGCTCGCGAATAACACGGTCTGACAACATCGCATCAGACGGCTCGCGCATGGCCAAAATGGCAGCTCGCGCCTCCGGTTGGAACGCATGCCATTGGAACTCGTGCGGGGCAGTTCCATCTCCCTCATCGGAAGACCGATACTTCCCGTCAGGTTCGAGGCCAGTGGCGATACAGATCGCCCGCGCAACCCGCTCTATCATGCTGGTCATCATCTAGATCCTCTATCAGCCCGGCCAGTTGATCGTCTTGCCCGGCAGCGACGCGACATACTGGCAGCCGAGGTCGCCGGGAAACCGGGCCTGCTGGTCGGCATCGGTATAGTAGCCATGCGGCGGCTTCCGCCGGCCCGCCCAGAGATTCTCGGCAGTGAGGTCGACAGAATACGTGCCGCCGGCTTCCATCTTGTAGGTCATCACGTCGAGCAGACCGCTCCAGACATGACGCACGGGCCCGCGCAGGCTCCAGTCCTCGTTAAAGAGCTGAAGATAGACCGAGCAATCGCGGCCCTTGACCCTGGCCGACTGCTGGCGCGCCAATGCGATGACGCGCGGATCAACGCCGGAGAGCCCGAAGCTGACCTGCTGAGCCGCTGTACCGATCGGCACTGAAAGCCCCGAGATCGTGGCGAGGCCGGCCGTGCCTTCCCAGACCTGTCCGCCGGACGTCCGCAGCGGGCCGACGCCGGTCCAGTACCAGCGCGGATCGCCGACGAAATCGAACCAGGCCAGCAGCGCGAGCCGTGCGACTGGGCCGGCGACGGCCGGGGCGTCAGGACCGAGGAAGCTCACGTCCCACCTCGCTGCTGCAGCTTGCCGAGATAGCCAGGCATCTCGGCCTTCAGCGCCGCATTGTTCTCGGACAGGATCGCGCGGAACTGCGCCTCGGACATTTGCGAGCCGCGGGCGTCGATCTGGTAGGTCGGATTGACCGTGAGCCCACCGCTGCGCCCGGCCGGAATGATCTTGCCCGGTGTCGTCGGCACGAAGGTTTCGGGCCCACGCTCGCCGACGCGATAAGGCTGGCCGGCATTGACCGGGCCGCCGGTCGCGCGGCCGAACAGGTTGATGCCACCGAGAAGCCCGCCCGCGCCGCCGCCGACACCCTTCATGCCGAACAGCCCAGCCAACGGCCCTTCGCCGATGAGCAGGGCCTGCAGAGCAGCCTTCGCCAACGACGCTGCAAGGCGCTTGACCACGTCCTCGGCCTTCTCGCCATTGATGATCAGGTCTTCCAGCGCGTCGACCGCGGCATTGCCGAAGTATTTCTGGGCATCGTTCAGACCCTGTTGCGCCTGCTGAAGCCGCTCCTTCGACGCGCGGACCTCCTCGTTCTTGCCGACCTCCTCGGTGAGCTTGGCGATGTATTCGGCCTTCGCCGCCGTGCCGAGCTTTTCGAGGTCAACCTGCGCCTTGGCGATCTCGATCGCCGCCTTGCGCTCGGCATTCGACTTACCGACCGTTGCGATCTCGGCTTCCATCACGGCCCGCTGGCGGACCAGGCTCTCGATATAGCGATCAAGCCGGTCCTGCGCCTGCTCGTCCTCGGACTTGCCGGAGCTACCGCCGCCGCCGCCCTTGGAACCGCCGAACAGCGACGAGGTGTTGGTCCGCTTGCCGCCCCGAACCGTCACCTCCAGCGGTGCGGATGCAGGGCGCCGCCCGCGGGATGCCTCGCGCTCGAGCTCGTTCAGTTCCTCGATGCGCTTTTGCGCAGCAGCGAGGTCTTTCTCAGCCGTGCCCGTCCGCCGACCTTCGCGAACCGCCCATTCGAGCGATTCTTTCGATGCTTTGTCGACGCCGTTGTTCTGAATGTCCTGGACGGCTGAAACCCGCGCGGCGTAGTCGGACACCATGCCGAGCAGCCCACTGGCTTTCGCGATCAGCGTGTCGAGGAAGCCGATGACAGCGCCAGCGTTCGCCTGGAACATTGTCACCCAGCGATCGACGGCTGAGGCCCACTCCCGCTCGAAATCCTTCGCCTTCTGAATGATGGACGAGTCGATGACGGCGCCGGCAGCCGAAGCGGCTGAGGCCTGCCGGTCGATCGCGTCGGCACCCTGCTCGAGCAGAGGAACCCACTCTTTAGTCAGGCCGAGCGTCTCGGCGATCTTGATCTTGTCGAATTCGGTCGCCGCGTTCTGGACCAGGTTGGCGGCCTGGCCCAGCGCCTCGTTGACCCCGATGACCTCGCCCTTCCGGTCCTTGAGCTTGATGTTGTTGTCGGCGAAGAGCTTGCTGAGATCATTCTCGGTCTGGCGCGCCTCGTTCAGCTTTTCGGCAAGGCCCTCGATGCCGCTGCCGAAATCCTTCCCCGCCAGACCGTTCTGGCGGCCGGCAAACTGCAGCTCCTGAAAGCGCTGGAGATCGAGGCCGACCCGCTTGGCGGTGTCACCGATCCGGACTAGCTCGGCGTTCGCGCTGGCGAGACCGCGGATCATCTTGTCGACCGTGAACGCGGCTGCGAAGCCCTTCAGCGCACCGGTCAGCGCCGAGGTCGAGATCGACGGATTGACCCTCTTGAATCGGTTCTCGATGTCCTGCGCGGCCTTCTCCGAAACGCGCCCCATGGCTTTCATCTGACGTTCGAGAGCCTGGATATTGGTACCGACGCTGATGACGAGATCGGATGTGTCCATGTTTGGGACCTTGCGATGTCAATGCAGATAGGTCGGCGCGGCGTCGTAGAGCGCCCGCACGCCGGCTTCGTCGTCATCGTTCGTGATCTTGGCGGCGTCCGGTGAGTTGGCGCGAGCCCAGCCATCAGCGCACGCCATGAACTGCCAGAGCGACATCTCGCCGACCTGCGCCGGCGAGAAGCCCA